CCACGACGGACCCGGTTCCCGCCGGGTTATGTCCAACGCAGCCGCCCGAGTGCTGTCTCAGCGTGAAGGGGGTGAGCTGTGAATCTGTTCGACATCACGATCACCCGCAACGACCTGTACCGCGCGACGGTGATTCCCGAGCTGTACCCCGAGGAACGCCCCATGTGCGTCGACAACTGGCCCGCGGAGGACCGCGAAGCCTACTGCGGAGGCGAATACACCCGTGGCTGATCCGGATTTCGACCCATTCGCTGACGAGGCCCAGACAACCCCCGCTGGCTCAACGCCAGCCGTGAAGGAGTGCGGGCACCGTGGCGACTGTGATTGCCCGCCTGAGGGGAAGAGAGAGGAGAAAAACGAAGTGACAGAAGAGAACTGGGTCTCCGTGACCTTCCCGGCCCACGGTGGCTACGACGCCCCGAAAGTCACGGTTCACGGTAGCGCGGACTACCTGGCAGGCCTGCTCGGGGTGAAGGACTACGACGGCCGACTTTCCACCGTGATGAAACAGGTTGTCAAGGTGGACGAGTTCTTCAAAAAGCAGGTCGGAGGGAGTTCGGGAAAAGGCTGAGGCCGGGGCAGCCTGCCGGTAGCGTCGAGCCGCCCGACTGGGCGGGCGAGGCGCCGGATTGCGACCACGGCCAGAAACGTCAGTACAAGTCGACCCAGAAGAAGAACGGCGAGTTGGGTCACCTCTGGGAATGTGTCGCCGTCGAATACCCGGACCCGACGCAGTGTGCCGCGGTCTGGATCAACAAGCCGAAGGAGAAGAAGTAAATGGCGTGGGAGACTGTCGAGGACAACGGCGGTGGCGACTTCGAAGAGCGCGAGCGTCTGTCCACCAAGATCGGGAGCCGGGTCGAGGGCACGTTCCGTCGAGTCGGTGATCTCCGGGATGGCAAGTACGGCCCGGTTCGCTGGGTCGACGTCGACACCCTGGACGGGGTCGAGGGCAACTTCCCGCTCCGCAGCCAGCAGCACCTCAAGGTGCTAGAGAACGCGCTGGAGGACGAGTTGCTGACTCCGGGTGTTCAGGTGCGATTCCTGTTCGATGCCAAGGAGACCGGCGGCGGCAACACCATGAACAAGCTCACGATTCAGGTGAACCGCGGCGGCGGCGGCAAGGCGACTCCGAAGAAGACGGCCACGAAGGCGAAGGCCCCGGAGCCCGCGGACGACGACGAACCCGACTTCTGACGGCCGAAACTTGTATCGTTCCCGGGGCGCCTTTCGGGGCGCCCCGGTTAGACCCGGAGGGAAACGAAATGGTTGCCCCGAAGGGCACGCTGACGTTTGACATCGAAACCCACTCGGCGCACTTGCTCTACACGATGCCGCCTGAGGAATTCGTCCGGCTCATCGGGTACCGGTGGAAGGGTGACGACGAAGTCACCATCACTACGGACCTTGAGGAGATCCGAGACGCCATTCGGCGGGCCCGGTGGATTGTCGGCCACAATATCCACGCGTTCGACCTGAAGGCTGTATTTGGTCCGAAGTCGAACGAGCCGGTCAGGCTGGCCATGCAAGGCCGGGTGTACGACACGATCACCCATGCGGGACTCGTGAACCCGGCACCGTACAAGTACATGAGTCGGCACGGGTACGAGTTGATTGCCGATTCGCCCGGCAAGGCGATGAAATGGTTCGGGCTGGACGAACAGGCGTTTCAGCTCGGAGTCGGCGGCAAGACGGATGACCTGAAGAAGCTGGCCGCGGAATTCGTCGAGGAGGGCGAAGAGGCGTGGCTAGGCTTCGGCCGCATCCCGGTAGACGACCCGCGCTATCGGGCCTACCTTGTCGGCGACGTCGAGGCATCCGAGCGGGTAGCCGCCGCGCTCTTGAAGCGCGGCAAGCTCTCCGGGGGCGGCGAGCGGTATCCGGATCGGGACTACGTCGGGTATCCGATGCGGTGGCAGGAAGTCGCCGCCCGGACGGCAGTTATTTCCTCGAACGGGTGGCGGGTGGACATCCCGGCGGCTACTCGCCGACGGGACGAACTGGCGGCCCGTCGGGATGTCATCGTGGGCAAGCTGGCGGCGGAGTACGGGTTGCCCACGGACAGCGACAACCCGTGGTCAACCAACGAGGGCAAGCGGGCCATCGTGGGCGCTCTGGCGGATGCGGGTATCACGCCTGACACCGTCGACTGGCCGAAGACGGATGGGTGGGAGAACCGAGAGCGCGACCGACAGAAGGCGTACGCGAAGTCCGAAGAACTCTGGTTCAAGGTGGCTGGCTGGAAAGACGAATTGGCCGCGGGAATCGCGGCCAACGGAAAGAGGCTCTCAAAGAGTCAGATAGCCGCTCGGGAGCGTTGGATTGCCCGAGACAGCGAGGAAGCCGCACGGCTTGCCAGGGAGCCGCTTCCGCCTTTCTATGGCCTGTCGCTGTCCGGCGAGACGCTGACGACACTCACGGCGGGCACGGCAGCCGAAGACCTCGGAGCCGCCCTGGCGGAGGTGAAGGGGCAGAGGTCGCTAGCTCAGCTCACTTTGGACAGCGTCCACCCGGACGGCTTTGTGCACCCGGAAATCACGATGCTTCAGGCATCCGGGAGAGCGTCGACCACAAAGCCGGGGTTGACTATCTGGACTGCCCGCGGGCCCGGGGCAGTGGAACGTGCGTACTACCTTCCGGACACCGACGACGAAGTTCTCTGCTCCGTCGACCTGTCCAACGCGGACGCCCGCGGTGTGGCCGCGGAGTCCGGGGACAAGGAGTACGCCGTCCGATTTCAGCCCGGACAGGACGGCCACCTCCTGAACGCTATCGCCGCGTGGGGCTACGACGTCGTGATGGAGAGCGAGGAGAGCCAGAAGTTCTACCGCCAGAAGGGAAAGCCCTACGGCCACGGCTGGACGTACGGCGGCGGCCCGAAGACCCTCGCGGCAAACACAGGCGGTTCGGTCGAAGAGGCGACGAAGTTCTGCGACGGCATGGCGGCCGCCTTCAAGCGGCTGGTGGCCTGGCAGGACGAGATCCGAAAGTTCGCTCGCAAGCACGGCTACGTCGTCAACGACTGGGGCCGAAAGATGCGGGTGGAGAAAGGCCGGGAGTACACGCAGGGGCCCGCGCTGATGGGCCAGAACGTCACCTTGGAAATCATGTGCGACATTCTGTTGTCCCTGCCCTTGCCCGCGCTTCGTCGGGTCAAGGCGTGGATTCACGACGAATTCGTGTTCTCCATCCCGCGGAAGAACGCTGAGAAGCACCAGGCGTGGCTAGTCAACGCCATGTCGACGTCCTTCGAGCCTAAGCACGGCCGAGGGCAACGAATCGATTTCCCGGCATCCTCGGGTTCGCTCGGGGACAACTGGTATCTGTGCGACCACTGAGGAGAGTAAGTGAGCTACACACACGGCGACATTGTTCGAGCTGCCCGGCTTTCGGAGTTGGAAGAGGAGACTGAACGTCAGCACAACGAGATCACGGAGCTGGACGGCCGTCTCGCCGACGTCGTGGAGAAAAACGCTGACTTGGTTGGCGAACTAGCCGACCGGGAATCCCTCAACGACCGTCTGTCCTTCGACCTGAAGGACGCCGAACGAGAACTCGATCGGCTGTCCGAAGCCATCACATCTGCAATCGCGGATCTCCGGGTTCTCGGTGAGGTCCCGCTCGGCCAGCTCGAAGAATCCATCAAGGCGATTGCCGATCGGCTCGCCGACAAGAACGGGGAGCGCTACTGATGTTCGAAGGCTGTGCACGCGCTCTGAGCGAACACCGCTTCATGAAGCGAATCGTCATCGAGGCGAAGCACCAGAACCCGAGCAGCCCGCTGCTAGCTTGGGAGCAAAGTCGGGAGTCCGGGTTCGACTTCTATCGCTCCGACCTGTTGATCCGGCCGGAGCCGCGGACCTTCCGAATCACGGATATCCACGAGAACGACTGGAAGATCTCGTGGGAGACGGATTACCACGACGACTTCAAGAAGGTGGCTTCGGTCGTCGGCAAGGAGAAGGCCCGTGAGGTTCTCCGCGCCCTGAAAGGCGCGGTCCCGGTGAATTGGGAACAGAGGAGCGCAAATGACTGAGACGCCGCGTGAGGCCGTCCTGTCCGAGGCCGCTGGCCTGATCACCGGCGACCGCAACAAGACGTACGGATCGCCCACGGAGAATTTCGACAACACCGCGGCTATCTGGAATGCCTTGCTCGGGCACAAGTTGAAGGAGCCGATCACGTCCACCGAGGTCGGAACCCTCATGGTCGGGCTGAAGCTGGCCCGCACGATCGCTCAGCCGAAGCGGGACAACTTCGTGGACATGGCGGGGTATGCCGCGTGCGCATGGGAGTGCGAAGAGGCGGCGGCGGACGCCGTACAGGAGCTGGCTCCGCGGTACTTCCGGGACGACTATCTGTCAGCCCCGTGGGTCTGGATCTACCGAATGGCTTCGGATGGCTTGACTTTTGTCAGTCGTGACGACGACCGTAGGCGGTCGTCGTTTGTTGACCCGGCGCAGCACGGCAACCTCACCGAGATTTCGGCCGACGAAGTCCCGGAGTGGGCCCGATGACGAAATTCCGTAAGAAGCCTGTGGAGATCGAGGCTCGCCTGTTCGACCCCCACGCCGATTATGACGAAGCGTTGGATGTGCTGGCCTGGGCCGGGGCAGAGGCTACGCATTTTGGCGGGTCTATCCCGACCTTGGAGGGTCCGATGACCGTATCCCCGGGCGACTGGGTGATTCGCGGTGTAGCAGGAGAGTTCTATCCCTGTAAACCGGAAATCTTTGCTGCGACCTACGAGGCGGTCGCGTGAAGATCTACGTTTCCGGGCCGATGACCGGGTTGCCGGGGCACAACTTCCCCGCCTTCCACGCCGCCGCCGCGGAACTCCGCGCGGCGGGCTACGACGTCGAAGACCCCGCCGACAAAGGGATCGTCGACGGCTGGTCGTGGTCGGACTACCTCAGGTATGACCTCGGAGTCCTCGTGAAGTGCGACCAGGTGGCCACGCTGCCCGGGTGGACTCGAAGCCGGGGAGCCCGCCTCGAAGTCCGAGTAGCGAAGGCTCTCGGGATGCCCGTTCGACCTTGGAAGGAATTGCTGCCGTGACCCGATTCATCGTGGATTCTCGGGGACGGGCGATGGATCTTTTCGCCGTGAATCCGGTTCGTCTCCTGGATCTTGCCCGTCACCAGTTCGAGGCGGCTGAAGTTAGCCACCCAAGCGGCTCCATCTGGGATACGGGAGCCCATCTCGCCCGCGGTGCGGGCTACCTCGCCCAAGCTTTGAGCGAAATGCGGTTCCTGGACTGATGTGGGGCGACAATATCCGCCCCGGGCCGGACGGTCGGGGCGTTCCGGCAATTCGGCGCGAGCTGGTTACCGCGGTCTGGGCGGCAGAGGATGGAACGTACGCCCAAGAGAGCTACGTCGGGTGGTACGTAACTTATCCCGACACGTCGTTCGGCAACCACTTCGTGTGTTGCGGGCGTACTACCTCCCGAGGATTCGACACGTGGTCGGAGGCGTTGGCCTTCGCTGTTGGTCGGAGATGGGAGAAGTGAAGGCTGCGATTCCGTGGGCTCTCCTGGGTGCGCTGGTGCTCTACCGGCGCACCTGGGGTGCCTGCGACTGCGAAGCACTCCGCCGCCGGTTGGCTGTCGCCCACCGGGAAACCAAGGATTGGCAAAACGAGGCCCGCTTTTGGCGGGCCCGAGTGGAGGACGAGTGAGCGATTTCGAAACGAGAATGTACGCCCTGATCGCCCGGCAGAATCTGCGTTCTCGGGATATCGAGGCGACCCAACGGGAGATGCGTCGACAGGACGACATGTGGGGAGAGCAGAACCACCCGGACTATCCCGGGGACGTCGCGCGCTCCCGTGGTCATGCGCGGTATGCGGCAGCGGCCGACGCCTGGAAAGCGGAGAACGCCGAGCGGGCGGCCTCCGGCCGACTCGCCTGGGACGGCATCCTCCTTGAGGAGGTTTACGAAGCCCTGGGAGAGTCGGACGAAGACAAGATGCGGGAAGAGCTGATTCAGGTGGCCGCGGTTGCCCTCCAGTGGGCTGGCGCCATCCGACGGCGTAGACTGCCCGGATGACCCGATTCCTTTTCCTCGTGGTCCTGTCCGTGATCGGCCTCGGAGCCCTTGGCGTCGCTGTCTACGCCGGATTCGAGGGGATCATCCCCGTCGTCATCATCGCGGGCTCTGTCGGCCTCGCATTGCTCGCTGGAGCCGCCATCACGTGGCGGACGTCCTGACACACCAAAAGCCCCCTCCCGGGTCCTCTGTGGGCCTAGGAGGGGGCTTTTTTGCGTTAGTTGCCGTCTTCGTCTTCCGGCGTACCGACTGCCCACGCTATCGCCGTGTCCGCGGCTGCCTCGACGGCCGCCGTCATCTCCTCGGGCGAGAGTCGCGGTTCGGTGTTCTTATCGTCTGCCATTTGCTCTCCTTGAATGGGGGCCCGGCCGTCGTGCCGTCGGGTAGGGGAGGAGCAGCACGACGGCCGGGTGTCTTAGACAGCCAGTTGACGGGGCGCCTCCGCCCCCGGCGAATTTATGGCGCAACTCTCGCAGGGCATTCCCGCGACGCCCGGCAAAATATCAAACGTTCCAGGCACCAGGTAGAGCCCGCACAATACCCGTAGCCCCCCGGCTTCGTTGTTCGATAAAGCCGAAAAAGCTCTCAATTCTACCTCGGTGCCGACGTCTGTCAGGTGCACAACGCGTGCCCGTTCTGGCCCGCATCCCGCACGTAATCGCACGAACCTCAGCGCCATCGTTGCCCCTTAATCAGCGGGCGACGGATGTTCATCCAGTGAACAAGGAGCGCCATCCGGAAGTTGCGGCCGACTCGTCCGAGAGCGAGCGAGACGGCGACAGTCGCCGTTACCGCGAGGCCCAGAAATATGAATAGGCCGATCATGACGCGGCCCGCTGGACTCGAAGCCTCAACGCTTGGCTCCGGCCGCGGGCCGTGGAGTCAAGCGACCTTCTCAGCTCCCCGCGCCCCATAGGGCGCGGATCAAAGCTGTCCGCTTGGGTGATCATGGAGTTGTCCTCAATCAGGCCCGACCCGGTGCCGGGCGGATTACTGGACTGTACCTGTGACGGCCGTCTCTGTCACGTCGTACGTCATCACGCCCACCCGGACGGAGGATGCCCCCGTCAGTAGCTCCGTGATACCTCTGTGGGCTTCGCTGGCGAGCTTCGGCTTACCCAGGTGGTCGGCTCCGATTCGAAGCTCTTCCAGGGCGTCTATCAGCTCGCTCCGGGTGCCCTCTGCCAGTAGGTTCCGGTGATCCCATTGCATGGCCTCAGCGTAGCGTCGTCGGCGGGGAACCCGTGGTAACCTTAGCCTGGAAATGGAATTCCGGACCAGTCGGAGAACGCAAGTAGGGGATGCCCAATGGGACGTGTCATCGCGGCGGGGGTTGCGTTGGGCCTGTGTGCGGTGCTGCTCGGTGCGCCGCCCGCGGTGGCCGATTCCGGCTCGC